TGGGCGGAATCAACACCAACCTTCGAGCAGATAACGGCAAACCTGAAGATTATGGGTGGTGATGCTGATGTCGATAACTTCTTAAAGGCGACCCGTTCTAATCTTCAGGACTTGGAAGCGGCTGTCGTTGAGCTGAAGGCTAAGGCGCTCAAGGATAAGTTTGAAGACACCTACATCTATGGTGACTCATCGGCTAATGCCAAGCAGTTTGATGGTTTAAGAAAGCTCATTGATACCACCACCGCCAGCGGCCAGGTGATTGCCGCCGGTGCTACCGGGGCTACACTGACTCTGTCTATGCTTGATGAGGTTATTGATGCGGTAAAGGGTGGTAAGCCAGATATGCTGCTTATGAGCCGCCGGTTGAGAAGGAAGCTCAACGCTTTGGTCAGGGCGGCCGGAGGGATGATGGAGACCGACCGGGATAAATGGGGGAACTTTATCCAGTTCTGGGATGGTATCCCTATTGGTGTTAATGACTGGATATTAGATACCCATGTTGTTAGTGGTAGCGTCGAGACAGCCACCACTGGCGGCACCTGCTCCACTATTTACGCCGTCCAGTTCGGGGAGGGAGCCCTTTGTGGTTTAACCGCACCTGGCCATCTCACCGTAGAGCCAATAGGCAGCCTTGAAACCAAGGACGCTTCTCGAACCAGGGTTAAGTGGTATGTCTCGTTAGCTCTGTTTAGCTCTATCAAGGCAGCCGCCTTAATCGGTGTCCAAGACTAAGTTTAATAACAAATAGGGGGGAGTGCCGCCTTAGGCGACCTCCCCCGCGGAGGTAACGAAATGGCAGTGATTTATACCACGCAGCCTAAGCTACATAGAAGCGGTGTTACCGCTGTTGACACTACTGACCCGGAGGTAACTGCCGGGGTTGATACTGCTGGCTATGAGAAGTGCCGGTTTGATATTACCCTCACTGGCACTGGATTTACCAGCCTTGAGGTTCAGGCTCTATTCTGGAATCCGAGGCAGGGGCAGTGGTGGGGTGGTGGCACGAGAACCTTCACCTCTACCGGGCGGCACGCTCTGGAGGTCGAGTCAAGAGGAGCTATTATCTTTCTTAAGGTAACCGCTTTCTCGGGGACTAGCTTCTCCTTGTCAGCAGACTATATCTTAAACTAGGAGGTGAAACATGCTTAAACTAGCTGGAGAGTCCAGCATTGGCCTGGAAAAGATTGAACAATTAGCTTATACCAGTGGCAAGCAAGATACTGGCGACCTTGAGGCAGCTACAAAGACTGTTACTGCCACCTCGGAAGCATCGGGGGTAGGCAATGCCGATTATTCTAAAGCACTGACTTTGCCAAAGCCAAGTGATGCTCGGTTGATAGTAAAAAGAATAGCAACGCGGTTGGCAGTTACTATTGACAGCTTTGATACTGCCACTCACCTCTATTGTAGGGTCTATGTAGACCAGCAAGATGCTGACCACAGGCTCTTTGATATGGATTGGGATAGCACCGGGGCAAAGTTGACCGCAGTAGACACCCATTCAGGGGCTTTATCTACCATATTTGACTTGCTTAAGGATGGTACTTCACACACATTTTACTTCTTCTTCTGGATTGACCAAGCCAATAATGCCGTCATTAGCCTGGTTCAACTGTGGGAGAGCGTCGGCACTTGCGATACCTACGGAGGACATAGGGAAATTCTGGAGCTTAACTTCTCGGGCTTGGCTACCATTCATAGCTCTATCAGAAGAATTGGGACAGGCAGCAGCCACCACGGTGTTTCCCCCGGTGCTTATGTCCACTATGCTTATGGTAGTGGCGACCCAGCCAGGATAAGGGCTGAGGCAATTCTGGTTAAAGCCGGAAATTACATGTCAGTAGCAGCCACCGTTTCCACAGATATAAGCTACATTGAGGATTTTTACCTAAATATAAGGAGTGAACAATGAACTTAACTGAACTTTACGAACAGACGCCGGTGAAAAGGCACCAAGACATTAAAGTGGTCGGAGACAGGGTATTCATCAAAGATGCTGATGGCGATGTTGTTGAATATCTCCTTGATGGCCAAGGGGAGCTGTGGCTTGTCCGTTCAGACAAAAAGCTGAAGGGAGACGTGGCAGCTATCAAGAATAAAGTGGGGGCATAAGACCCCCTGTCTAACTAGGGATAGATTGCTAAACAAATATCTAAGAGGAGTGAGGTAGGTATGAACCTGACCGAGATGAGAACCATGGTCCGGCGGGACCTCAAGGATGAGGATGCGAATAACTACCGCTGGACTAATGATGAGCTGGATAGGCATATTGCCCACGCGGTTAAGGAATTCTCTGAAGCTATTCCTTATGAGCAGAAGGCTACCATGCCTACTACCTCGGGTTCAAGGGAGCTGGATTTATCTAGCCTATCAGACCGAATCATGGTAGAGGCGGTGGAGTATCCGGTAGACAAGTTCCCCAAGCGATACCAGAGGTTCGCTCTCTGGGGAGATACCTTGACCATCCTTGGTGTGGAAGTCCCCGATGGCTCAAATACCGACGTCTATTATGGTAAGCTCCATACCCTTGATGCTGCCGATTCTACTATTCCCCAGAAGTTTGAGGAGCTGATTGCCGTTGGTGCCGAGGGCTACGCCGCTATCGAGTGGGCGGCTTATGCTACCAACCGGGTTAATGTTGGTGGCAGTGCCACCGTTAGCGAGTTCCTCAACTGGGGCCAGGATAAGCTGCAGTATTTTAAGAATGAGCTTAAGAGGCTGGGAAGAAGGAACCGGGTTAGGGTTAGTTCGCTCTACAAAGCCTACTACCCGTCGGTGTCCAAGACAACTGATTACGGACCCTGACCAGTGGGTGCTTAAAGGGGGTGAGGTAGATATGGCTATAAAAGAAGGGCTACCTAAGCTCAAGGAGGGCTTGCCCAGCGAGGCTTTCGCCATTGTCGGCGACCCGGAAGACCCCGAGACCTGGAAATTGCCCCATCATAAGCGGAGCATCTTCAGAGCCCTACAAGGGAAGCTTGATATTGAGAAGACGGTTGACTGGGAGCGGATGCCGGCGGCTGTGGCCGCTCTATCACCAAGGGGATATAGAGGGCGGAGGGTTGATGCCAGTCCTGAGGAAATACTCAGGGCAGCCAGACACCTGGCCAGTCACTATCGAAAAGCCAATAAGCCGCTACCCGATACCCTGGCGGCATTGGTTTAGGCAGGATGAAAGACTGGATAGATTTTATCAGGAGCCTGGTCAGACCCTTTATCATTATCTGGGGCTTTATTATCTATGGTATCTGCGTCATAAATGGTACCGAGGTGCCTTATTTACTATCTGGACTCCTCTCAGCGGTGATTATCGAGTATTTCGGTGAGAGAGCTATCAAAAGGTTCAGGGAGAAATGATAAAGAAACTGTATCAGGCTCTATGGCTGAGGATAGGGGGCAGACCCTGGACTCATATTATCCGGGGTAGCCAGAGGGAACACCCGCTGTTGTGGCTGCTTCTCTCTGGTGTTCTCGGTATTCTGCTCGGGCATTTGTTTTGGTGAATTAAGGAAGGGCGATTAGAATGAGGAGTCTATCATCAACTTTACAAGCCGCTCAGCAGGCAGCCAGCCGTATCCCCTACGTTAAGGTAGAAGCCTTTAATACCATTTCTGGAGTGGTCAGATACGACTGGGAAAGGCTTTATAACGGCTCTGAGGATGATTATTTCCACGCCGTTACCTTGCCTTCAGACGGCTCGCTAATCAGGGTCAGGGTAACTCTACCGGCCGATTCCAGGAAGCTCTATCGCCAGCGGGTGGCTAACCCGGGACCGGGTTCCGATTTCAGCCAATGGACATACTGTAATCAGTACAATGTAGTTATTGTTGCTGCCAGCTCCCAGGGAGCGGAGGCGTCCATATTCTGGATAAACAGCAGTCGAGAGATTTATCAACTAATGAGTACCGACTACGGCGTTACCTGGGGAAGCCCCAGCTTTTTGGGCTATTGCCCCACTACGGCTATAAACGGTATAGCCGCCGCCTATAAGCCCAACGGTGATATTGGTCTCTTCTTTGCCGACCAGGCGACCCTCTATGTCATGAAGCGCATAAGTGGTAGCTGGGGTGATAGGGTTGCCTGGGATAAGTCCACCGGTGATTTATCCGGGGTAGCCACTGGCTATAGTGGCGACTGGAATCTCATGGTCACCGGGAAGGATTCAGATAGTAACTTTAAGCTGTGGTCACTTGTTTATGGCGACGGCGGCGATGTTGCCGCTGGCACCTGGTCATCACTGAAAGAGTTCGCCTCAGCGCCATCGGGGGGCAACTTTGAATACCGTAGAGCCTTTATGGACAAACCAGATGTTTATCGAGCTTTCTATGTTGAGAAATTCACCGGAACTGAAGCCTATAACCGTCCTTTCTGGTCGCACACCGTTGCCGATACCAACTTCGTGAGCAATGTATGGCATGAGGTGGTGCCGTTCAATCTGTCAAGCAGCTACGGGCTGGCTATTGCCCACCATGGTGATTATTGCTGGCTGTCTGCCCCCTACGGGGTCTGGCGAGCTAAGCTAACCCCACAGAGCCTTGACTTAACCGATGACGTGCTTTCGGTCAGGGAGGAGATTGGGGAAAATAGGGGGCGGCTGGTTGTTGAGTTACGAAATGACGATGGCAGCTATGCCTCACCGGGGAGTGGAGACCTATTAGTACTTGATATCGGCTGCCAGTTGGGCTTTAGCCCGGGCTATCGCACCTCGGCTGGTAATGAATCAAGCCCGGGGCAGGTCTTTACCCTCGAATCTTTTGAGCATACCAGCTCAGGGGGTAAGGCTACCCTGGTATTATATGCCTCAGATGCCTGGAGCCTGATTGAAGACTGGAGAGCCAGGCATCAGTTTCGGTGGAATAAGGAAACCGATGAGATGAGTGTTAAGGATATCCTCGCTTTTGTGCTGGCCCGAGTCGGTCTCAAGCTTGAGGTAAAGTCCCAGTCATCGGTCATAACCAGCTACTACCCCGACTTTACCATCAACCCCAGTGACCGGGGTGCCTCAGTTATCAGTAAGCTGTTGACCTTCGTCCCCGATGTCCTGTTCGTCGAGGGTAATAAAGCCTATTTGGTGAATCCCCAGCCCTCAGATAGTTCCGTCTATAGTTATGGTACCGCCCACGTCATGTTTGAGGGGAGATACAGGCTGGGAGCCTGGGAATATAACCGTATTGAGGTTGAGGGATACGACCCGCAGAGTGATACAGCAGTTATCGTTAACTCTTTTGATTGGGATGAAATAGACCGGCTCTACGATAGGCTGAGGCAACTTCAGGACAGGAACCTGGATACTGTAGCCGAGGCTCAGGCTCGGGGGCAAGCTTATCTAAGAGAGGCTGAGATACAGTCTGGCAGCGGCGCGATTAGCATCCCAGTTAATTGCGGGCAGCAGTTATACGATGTTATAGACATCACCGATAGCCGGGCAGGGCTCAATGCCGAGAAGAGAAGGGTTCTGGGGGTAGCCCTTATCTTTAATCCCAGCCGCGCTCAATACGAACAGCGATTGACACTGGGGGCAGTATAGGCGTAGTTCTTGAGGATAAATTCTGGTTTGACGTAGTTGCAAATACGGTTTGACAAAGGAGACAGTAGGAAATGAATCTGAGGAAAGCAATACTGAAAAGTTTCAACTCGGGTGACTACACGGCCACTATCCAGCTCACTGGCAGCTATAAAGCCTATCTGGAATGGGTTACCGTGGCCAGAAATATACCAGCAGCGGAAATGGCTCTGGGAAGGAAGGTGGCCGTGGTATTCTTTGATGAGCATAACGCTAAAGAGGTGGTAGTAGTAGCTGTTTACACCTAGTTCTTTAGCTTCTGATGGATGGAGCGGAGCCCTATACTGTGGCTAAGAAACCCGCCAGTCAACCTCTTGGCTTTGCCGGTAGTGGGTCAATTTGAAT